CGAGGCTCTGGCAGTCGATTGCCCACTGTGTGGCGTTCCACTGGTCGTAGCCGATGGTGACGATGGTGACGTAGCGGTTGTGCCGGATGATGTCCTGTGTGATGTAGTCGTAGTCGGTGACGTTGCCCGGCGTGACATGGAGGTCGCCCGTTTTGTGCCAGAGTCGGTACTTGTCCTTGTCGGTCTTCGTGTCGAGAGCTTCTTCCGGGCAGTAGTAGTCGACTTTGAGATAGTAGCGCTCGTCGTGCCTGATGAGATAGGCGACAGCTGTGAGGTCGCTCACCGACGAGAGGTCGACGCCTACGTAGCAGAGGTCCTCGTCGGGGTTGAAGGTCTCCCACGAGATGGGGCGTGAGATGTCGAGCAGCTTCTGTTCCGGTATCCACACCTCGGCGACGTCGCACCAGATGTTGAGGTTCTTCGTCTTGACGTTTGTCTCCTCGCGCGGGTTGTTGACAGCTGTGTTGACCTCTGAGCGCAGCCACTCGCGGCTGACGGTGACGCCGAGGTTCGGCGCGCACTTCACCCAGTTGCGCTCGTCGCGCCAGTCGTCGTCGGCATCCATCTCGTAGATTGCCACGAAGAACTCGTCGTCGCGCTTGAAGCCTGAGAGCACCTCTACGCCATAGTTGCGGAGCTCGTAGCAGGGGAGCGTCTTGTCGAAGCCAGCTGTGGTGATGGTGCACAGGTGCGGGTTCTCGCGCATGCCCATCGAGGACTTGATGACGTCGCGCACCGATGAGTCGGGTGCGGAGTGATACTCGTCGATGATGCCGAAGGAAGCGTTGTAGCCGTCGAGTGTTGAGTCGTCGGCTGCGAAGACGTTCATCTGGCTGTCGTTGAGGAGGAACTGTATCTGGTCGCGGTAGGGCACGATGCCCTTCTTCTCCGGGTCGAGGGACTTGGCGAAGTTCTTTGCCATGCGGAACGCGATTTTCGCCTGTTCCTTGCTGTTGGCCGCGAGGTCGACCTCGGCTCCGTCCTCGTAGTCGGCGATGAGGAAGTAGAGTGCGAGCGCCGCCACCAGTGCCGTCTTTCCCTGTTTTCGTGACATCTCGATGTAGGACTGCGAGAAGCGCCGGGAGCCTGTGTCGCGGTAGTACCATCCGACGATGTTTGCCACCACCCACTGCTGCCAGGGCTGTAGGTGGAAGGGCAGTCCGGAGAACTTGCCCGTGGTGTGCCGGAGGAGCCCGATGAAGGCGATGCAGCGGTCGATGACCTTGTAGTTCAGCCGTAGGTCAGGCCGCCGCATGTCGTCGAGGAAGCGCTGGCAGGCTTTACGCATGTACTCGCCTGCCACCTGTCGCCCTTCGACGACGTCCTGTGCGTATCGCACGTATGGTTTCTTGCTTCGTGCCATTGTGTGGGTGTTGCGATGGCATCGCAACAGACGGGACTATTTTTCGAGGAACGCCTCGAGCGGCGACTTCTTCTTCGGCTCAGCCGTCTTGCCCAGTTCCTTGCGAGCCTTCGGCATGAGGCCGTATTCCTTCATGATCTTCAGCGCCATCGTCTCCGCCTGGTTCATGATGGCGATCTTCGGGTTTGCTACGAGGTTCTCCTTGTCGTCTCGGACCAGCAGCCCCTCAGCCTGTATGCACGCTGCAGCCTCGGCGAAGACATTGAGCTGCGTCGTGAGTATGCTGATGGGCATGGAGTCGAGCGGCGAGAGGATTTTTGTCTCGTCGAGGTGGCTGATGACCTCGGAGATGTATTCCTTGACGTGCGTCCTCGCCGCTTCAATAGGGTGTGCCGTCTTTTCTTCTTTTCTCATGCAGGTGGATGTTTGCGTGGCACTCCGGACAGAGCGCCATCAGGTTGTTGGGGTTGAATGCCATCTCGAGTCGCTTCAGTCCCTGGAACTCCGTGAAGCTGATGCGGTGGTGTACGTCGGTCGCTGCCGTCAGCCGTCCGTTCTGCGCGCAGATCTCGCACGTCGGGTGCGTGTCGATGTACGCCAGTCGCATCAGCTTCCACTTCTTCGTGGAGTAGATTTTTTGACGTTCGCGCCGTTTTATGTCCTCGGACTCCGGTCGGTTTCTTCTGTGCTTTTTCTTCGGCAAGTATGGCATTTTTCAGTTCTTGCAGGACATCGCGCACGTGCTCGTCGGACGTCTTCTCGGTGTATGGCTCCGAGGCGTCGGGTATCTCCTGTGTGAGGGGGAGCAGCGTGTTGAGTCGGTTTTCGATTTTGATGAAACGGAAGCGTATGCGGAACTTCCTGACGAAGTCCGCGCATGAGCGTGCGTGGTCGGCCATCCAGAGGACAGTGTCCTGGAAGGCGTCGCGATCGTCGTCGGATCTGACGAGAGCGTACAGTTCCGCGTAGTGCTTGATGATGAGGCGGAAGACTTCATCGGCGTGCCTGGTCATAGCGTGACGTCAGCATTTTCGCTCCCTGCCGTAGTATGGCAGATGTGGAGCATCCTGTTTTTCGTGCTATCTCCTCGATGATGGCACTGTCGTGCGGGTCGAGGCATGTCTGAAAGGTTTTCTTTGTTCTGCTCATGGGGTGTAAGGTGTTTTTGACACTGCAAAGATACGAAATTTTATTTAGACTTGGTCTAAATAAGGCAAATTTTTTACGCGGTTGCGATGATATCGCCGCATATAGGGCGGGAAATGTTATTAACACACCAAGTGTATAGAGATAGATAGCGACAAAAGTTGTTTTTATGAGTAAGAAAGAATACCGATTTCTGCAAGGTCAGGTGGAGGTGCGGAAGACCGGCGATGCCGCCGAGAGCCGCACGATATCCGGCTACGCTGCCGTCTTCGACAGCGACAGCAAGGACATGGGCTTCATCGAGCGCCTTGACAAGAATTGTTTCGACGGTGTGATAGAGCGCAGCGACGTCGTTGCCCTTTACAACCACTCGGAGGGACCGGGCGTCCTTGCGAGAAGTGTGAACGGCGAGGGCACCCTGAAGTTGGAGGCTGACGAGAAGGGCCTTCGCTGTGAGTTCGAGGCTCCGAACACCCAGCTGGGCAATGACATGCTGGAGAGTGTGAAGCGCGGCGACATCCGCGGCATGAGCTTCGCCTTCACCGTCGAGAAAGACAACTGGGAGAAGGACGACGCAGGCAACTACAAGCGCACGATCGTTAAGATCTCCCGCCTGTATGACGTGAGCCTCGTCGTGAATCCCGCCTATGATGCCACCAGCGTTGAGACGAAAGGTCTTGACGAGCTGAAGGCCAAGGAACTTCTCGCCCAGCACAAGGAGGCTGCTCCTGGTGATTGGTACTACGATAAGTTAAGAAACAGCATTTACTAATTTTTTAATTTCTGAAAAGATGACTATTCTGGAAATGAAAGAAAAGCGCGCCCAAGTGCTGCGCAAGATGGAGGCAATGCTTGACAAGGCCAAGAAGGAGCAGCGTAGCCTCGACGAGAATGAGAACAAGGAGTTTGACAAGCTGAAGGAAGAGCGCGACCGCTGGAACGACAAGATCGACGCCGTGGAGAAGTGGCTCTCCGAGCAGAAGGCTCCTCAGAAGAAGGAAGGTCGCAAGTTCAGCATCGCCGCTGCCATCCGCGCCAAGATGGAAGGCCGCGAGCTGGAAGAGCCCGAGGCAGAGGTTGACCGTCGCGGCCGCGTCGGCATGGAGTCGAACGGCAACGGTTTCTTCCTGCCGATGGAGAAGCGCTCGACGCTTCAGGCTGGTGTTGCCACCCTGGGCGCGGAAGACGTGGACACCGTCCTTCTGGACCTCGTTACTCCTCTGGAGAACGAACTGATTGCCGCTCAGGCCGGTGCTACCATCCTGACCGGATTGAAGGGTGACATCGCTGTTCCCTTCTACACTGGAACGACAGCCGGCTGGGCCGGTGAAGTCTCTGCCGCCTCGAACGGCGAGGGCCTCTTCAAGCAGAAGACCCTTTCTCCGAAGCGCCTCACCGCTTACATCGACATCTCGAAGCAGCTGATCATCCAGGCTAACGACAGCGTGGAGGCCTACCTGCAGCAGAGCCTCATCACGGCAGTGCGTGAGTGCCTGGAGAAGACCATGTTCGGCAAGGGTGCCGGTAGCGACACCAAGCCCGCAGGCCTTCTGTACGGTGTGACACCTCAGGTGTCGGCTATCACCTACGGTGCCCTCGTGGACGCTGAGACCGCCCTTCTGAAGAAGAACTTCAAGAACCTTGCATGGGTTGGTGCCTATGACGCCCTCGGCGTTCTGAAGCAGACCCAGAAGGTGAACGGCCAGGCCATCATGCTCTGCGAGAACAACGTGATCGACGGCCGTCCGGTTTACGCCTCGAACAACGTGGGCAGCAAGGGCCTCATCCTCGGTGACTTCTCCGAGCTGACCATCGGCCAGTGGGGCGGTATCGAGGTCCTCGTGGATCCCTTCACCCAGGCTGTGAACGGCACCGTCCGCCTCGTCGTGAACGCCTACTTCGACTACTTCGTACGTCGCGGCTACAAAAAGAACGGCAACGCCATCACCCCGATGACTGCGATCATCCTGCAGGGTGGTGGAACATCGTCTTCTTCTTCCGACTAAATCGTGAGCTGAGATGAGCGTACTGAGCATCGACACGATCAAGAATCAGCTGAATGTCCCCGGTGACTTTACTGGGGACGACCAGCTGATTGAGCTGGAGCGCGACTCGGTGGAGACCTATACGGTGACGTTCCTCGACCTGGAGGACGACCCTGAGGCAGCTGCCGAGATGCTGACGCGTCCGCAGATCCAACAGGCGATGATAATGATGATTGCTACGCTCTACAACAACCGCGAGAGTGAGGTGTACAGCGAGACGAAGGAGACGAAAGCCTTCGAGCGTCTGCTCTACCAGTATAAGAAGTGGGGAATATGAACGCAGGTGAGCTCAGAGAAGAGGTGGTTGTGCTGCGTCCCGTGGAGGCTCGTGACGACTTCGGCGCACAGACCCTGACATGGGAGGAGCAGCAGACGCTTCGCATGAAGGTGGTATCGCAGAGCGGCATGAAAGCCGATGAGCAGCACGAGGTTGTACAGTCGTACAGCGTGGTGTTCTTCTGCTACTACTGGATGCGTAGCCGAATCGACGAGCGCTACCGCCTGCAGTGGGACGGCAAGACGTACCGCATCACCTCGATAGCGGGGAACGTACGCCGGAACGAGCTGCAGATCCATACCGAGCAAGTCAATGAGTAATGTGTTGACCGCCAGTGCGAAGAACGAGATCTCTGCCACGTTGCGCGAGATGGGGCATATTTCGTTTGAGCAGGACGTTGTTCCTGCCATGAGGCGCGCTATGTCTCTCGTGGAGAACAACCTGAAGGCCCGCATTGCCGAGAACAGCAAGGGATACCGTCTGAGCCGCCACACCCGCGGCGTGCACAGTCGCCCGTGGTCGCTGACCACCGGTTCTAAGACGTTCGGTTTCACCACGTACATGAACCCGCGAGAGCTGCTGTACATCTTCAACGAGGGA